TCTCTCCTTTCCTAGAGAGTGAGATGGAGCCGCGCCCCGGCTACGCGCCGGGAGGGGCGGCGCCGCGCCTTGGGGGCGCGAACGTACCGGGGGCGGCCCCAAACCTCCTAGTTATCGACGGTGAGGTAGGCGGCCACGGTGTCGGCGGCGTTCACGTCGTCGGCGGTGGCGACGCCGAGAATCCGGTACATGATGTCGGTCCCGGCGGCGATGGAATCACACTGGCCGTCCTCGTCAGCGTCAACGATGAGGATGTCACCGGCGGCAATGTCGTCGTCGGCGTTGGTGATGACCGCCGAGTGGTAGCCACCGGTCTGAATCCAGATGTAGTAACTGGCGGTGCCCGTGCCGATGCCAACACCCGCCACGTCGTTCTGGACCGTGTCGTCACAGTCGGTGCTTACCGTCGTGTGGTAGGCGTCGGAGTAAGCGAGGACCGTGCCGTTGGCGACGGTCGTGTCCGAAGCGACCACCACGTAGCGATAGACATTCACCCCGCCGTTGGTCGCGTCGTACTCGTACCGCTTGGCGCCGAGGGGCTCCTGGCGCGTCGAGTCGTTGGCGGTGAGAGCGGTGGCGAAGAACTCGCCCAAACCTCCGTACTTAGCCATTGTCTTTTGGAGCCTCCCTTACGTCGTGATGGAGACGATGCGGCCTTGATAGCGGCAGTTGGAGCAGGTGAGGTTGCCCTTCCAGATGGACTGACCGGTCCGCATGTCCTGGTTCACGGGTTCCTTCCAGCCGGTCCAATGCCAGTTCGCGTAGCGGCTGTGCGGGCGGAGCTTGATGTAGTCGAAGTTCAGGAAGAGCATCTCGCCCGAGGGACACTGCGCGTCCACCACGATGGGGATACCGGCGATGATGATCTTCTGATAGCCGAACTTCGCCGTTTCCTTGTTGGCGTAGTCGCGCTGGTAGGGGCTCAGGATCTCGTAGAGGTCGTCCCAGACGTCCTGAGTCGTGAGGCGGAGCTGCGGCCGCTTGTTGCCGTCGGTCAGGTCGCCGTCCATGGCCTGGATGGCCGCCAGGGAGATGTAGTCGCTGAGGGTGGTCTTCTTGCCCTTCCACCAGGTCTCCACGGAGCGGGTGATGCCCCCGTAGACATCGACCGAGGTGGAGTCGTCGCAGACGGCCTTGAGACCGGTGATGTCCTTGGAACTGTTGCCGGTGCCGTCGCTCATAAGTTGCGTGGTCATCTCGTAGGCGCCCGAGGTCTCCATGTTGCGAAGGCCGGCCTGGATGAGGTCCATCAGGGCCTCCGGGCCGGAGCACTTGTCCACGTCGTCCCCCGTGATGGTGAACGAGGCGTAAACGTCCTTCATCGTGAAGCGCGCCTTCGTGCCCCACTCGTTCTGAGCCACCGAGAAGGTGTCGGTGCCGCTGAAGGAACCGCGGTTCGGGTTCAGGGCGTACTCCAGGGGCTCGTAGATGGCTTCGCCGCCGGGATAGGTCTTCTGCCGGCGCTTGAGTTCCTGGAGCAGCGGCGTCGCGTTGGAGATGTTATCGACGAAGCGCCGCTCGGTGACGTACCTTCCGGCGATGGTGTTGACGGTGTTGAATACCTCGGTAAGGCTGGGAAGCGCCATGTGCGTTTTCTCTCCTTCCGTCGCGCGGGCGCCCCCGAATCAGAAACGCCGCCCGGATAGGCGGCGCCGGTGATTTGGGACCGTCGCGCTAGAGTTTCATTGCTTCAAGTAGGGCTTCTTGGGCCTCGCCCCAGAATTCCTCCTCCGTCGTCTGGCCCTTCGAGCCGCCCCCGCCCGCCTTCTGGGGTCCAGCCGTTTTGCGGGACTCCTCCAGTTTGGTCAGGGTGCGTTTCTCGGTGGCCTTGGCGGCGTGAGTCAGAATCTCGGAGCGATGCGCGAGGAAGTAGGCGTCGCGCAACGCGAGGCCGGGGTAAGCCTCGCGCACGGTGTCAAGGTCCTCGGCGGAGTCGAGTTCGCGGCCGAGCCACTGCGGGACCAGCCCGGTGAGCTCCACGCGCTCCTGCTTTTCGAGCAGGGCATCCACGCGCGGGTCGCGGGGCGGTTGCGCCTGTTGGTAGGCGGCGATGCGCTCCAACAGGAACTGCCGCACCTGCGGGTCCTTCTCGGCGATGGCTACGATGTCGCGCCCGACATCCGCATGACCTTTGACCTGGTGCCGTTCCTCGTCGAACTTCTGTCGTTCCTCTTTGAGCCTGCGCTGGTTCTCCTCGAAGCCGAGGCCCTTGGAAACGTAGCCGGCCGCGTCCTTCTTGGAGACCTTGCGTGTCTCGCCGCGAACCACCACTTCCAGGTAGTCCTCGGCCGTCCCTGTGGCCTTGGTCGCGTCGTCGCCGCGTTGCCCGGCCTCGCCCTCGGTCTTTGAGTCTGCGTCGGCCGCCGCGAGTTGCCCTTCGGTCTCGTCGTCGGCGTCGGTCAGTTGCTCGGTATCTTCGGGCATCCTTTCAACCCCTCTCGAAATGGAACGACCCCCAAGCGGGGGCCGGTGAAACCTTGGTTGCGGCGGTGGGGGTCGGACCCACGTATGCGGGGTATGAGCCCGCCGCTAAGCCGCCTCAGCTACGCCGCGATTGGTGCTACCACTACCCGCTGGTCAACGGTGCCGGACTTGCACCGGCTTTCTCGGTCTCCCGATATTGCGACGCAGTTGCGGGAGATCAACCCCGCACCGTCGGGACGACGATGGGCCGCCAGTGTCGACTCCAACGGCTCGGCCGCCGAGAAGGGACGCCCCTACCCTGCGTGTCACTCATTTTCACGCGCCCCGTTGACCAGGTTGTAGCGGCAAACTTGGCGGGAGGGGCGGGACTCGAACCCGCAAGGCACCACAGGGCACCCGGCGATTTTCGGGACCGCTCCGCTACCCTTACGGCACCCTCCCGCGAAAACTACTTCCCTCCGCCCTTCCGCTTCTTCATCCTCTGATAGATGCCCATGATGTAGTCGTACTCGCCCGCGTGGCCTTCCTTGGCCGCGATAACCTTGGCCTGGTGCCATAGGCGCTCGTCGCGCTCGGACTTCACCACGTTAGTCGGCACCTGCCGGCACCCCCGTCCGCCCGCCCTGCGGAGCCGCGCCCTGCATCGCCGGTAGCCCGCCGCCACGCGCCGCCGCCATGAGCCCCTGATAGTCGGCCAGCATCGGCCCGGCCTGTTGGGCGAAGGCGCGGAGCTGCGCGAGTTCGGAGGTGCGGGCGACGATCTCCTGCCAGTTGGCGTAGTCGAACCGCTTCAGGACCTCTTCCTGGTCGATGAAACCCTTCTCGGCCAGGGTCAAAGCCTCTTGCCGTTTCTGCGTCTTCGTCCCGGCGAGCGTGCTCCCGGCCTCGAAGATGTAGTCGAACCTGGCCTCGCGCTCCAGCGGCTCGCCCTCCCGCATGAGCGGCTGCCCCATCGCGTCCGCCAGCGGCTGCCCCGTGGCCTCGTCCATCATCGGCTCGGATACTCCGGGCAGGGTCTCGAAGAAGTCGTCGCGGGAAACATCGGTGAAAGCGAAACGCGGCTTGGGCGCGGTGGGCGGGGGAGGCATGACCATGCCGGGCATGGTGGCGGGGGCCTGGGGCATCGCGCCGCCCATGGCGCCGCCCATCGCGCCGGGCGCGGCCTGTTGTGCGAGCGGCGAGTCGCCCGTGATGCGGACCTGCCGCGAGATGGTCATGTGGCCCTTTATGAGTTCATCGTTCAGGCGGGCGATGCGGACTATGGCGCGATCGGTGTTGACCATCGCCTGCCGGATGCGCGCCAGGGCCATGTCCTGGAGCCGACCGATGGCGACTCCGGAGCGGCTCTCGTCGGGTTGGCCTTGCAGGGTGGGCCGGACGCCGGAGAGACCGTGGAAGTCCTCCTTGGTGTTCTCGAACCACTTGAAGACGTCGGCGGGGATGGGGGGAGGAGTATACCATTCAGCCTCGCCCATCTTGTCGACTTTCATCTTAACGGCCTCGAGGTTGGTGACCTGGTCCTTGTCCAGGCCCGACTCGTCGGTATAGAACAGCGTCGTGAGCGGGCGGTACTTCATCGCTTCGTAGAGGCGGCTGGCGTAGAGGTTCATGTCCCGCTGCGCGTCCAGAAGGTCGCAGACGATGCCCTCCGGGTAGGGGTGGTCCTCCTCGGGTTCGATGTAGCCGGGGTAGAAAACGAAGGGGAAGTCGCCCTCCCAGGCTTCGTGCTTCAGGACCTTGCCGCCGGCCAGGACCAGGAGGCGTTTCCCGTCGCCCTCCCGATACCAGATGTGGTAGACCCACGCGCCCTCGCCCGAAGGCGTCGCGCCAGGGGCGCCCACGCCGTCCACTTCCCTGTCGGTGTCGGCGGGGATGACCTCACTCTCGCCGCGCCGCTCCCGGACCTCGGGGGCGACCTCTGCCTGGGGGTACTCGCGCCTTATGCGCCAGGTCGGCCACCAGGCTTCGATAGCGACGTACCGCATGTCGGAGAGTTCGAACCAGTCGCGTCCGTCGGGATCGGTGAGGACGCGCTTCCAGTCCAGGACCTCGAAGTCGGGGTCGCCCAACGGGTAGGTCTTGTCGGGGTTCCAGAGGACGCGCCCGACACCCATGCCACTCACGGCCATGGCGCGCACGCAGACGGGATGGTGGACGGGCATGTCCTGGACGTCCCAGCAGTAGTCTTGCAGGACGGTCATCTTCTCGGCGCGCTCGATGTCGCCCGACTCGCGCGGTAGGGCCGTCACGCCGGGCTTGTTATCGCAGACCAGGGCGACGAAATCCTCGACCGTGCTCCGGACGTAGTTGCGCTGCCGCAGTGGGCGCCCCTTGCCGGCCTCGTCGGTGCGGATGACGGGGGAGTAGACCTCGCCCCGCCAGAAGCGCCAGAAGCGGTCCGTCTCGTCCTGCCGCTTCGCCTTGGCGGAGCGCGCGCGGGCCAGTTCGGGCCGCCACTCGGCGACGAGGTCCCGCTCCTCCTCGGTGTCGCGGTGGCGCTTCACGGCGCCCTTGACAGCGCCGGCCAGGCCCCGCGCGGCGTTGGAGACGCGCTCAAGAAGGGGGATGCTCAAAAGGGAAACCTCCTAGTGAACCGCCGGAACCACGATGCGCGGCGCGGCGTTCTGCGCCACCTGGTAGGCGGCCAGGATGTGGCGGTCGAATTCGTCCCACACCCGCGCCGCCGGGACGCCGTGCGAGAGTTGCCCGGCCAGGCGGAACGCGAGGAACTGCCGGGCCGCGTCGGGCATGGCGCAGACGGAGATGAAAGCCGAAGCCAAGGTCGCGTCCATCCAGGCCAGGGCGCAGGCCGTGGCCCAATCGTTGGGGTCCATTAAACGGGCTCCTTGGCGGCCCCGGCCATACAAGCGGCCCTTATGCTCTCGGCCATCGCCCGAGTGGTCACGATGGGGACGGTCTGTGTGCCCGCAAAGAGACTGGCGAAGAAACGTAGAACCTCCCGCGCCCGGTTGGGAACCCAAGTGGGAACGACAATCAACCAAAGGTAGAATTTCATCCTTACCCCTCCTCCTCCACTTTCGGCAACTCCAACCCCGCGCCGCCGCCGCCTTTCGCCATCGCGATCCACCAGAAAATCGTCGCCCAGGCCCAATGATCGGGCCCCTTGCGCTCCCACCCCCGGACGCGCCGCCCGGTGGCCTCGTCCTCCTCCTCGACCGCCACCATGGCCTGCCAGTGGGAGATGAACTCGCGCGTTCGCGGGTCGCCGGCCGCCAGGAAGAACTTCATCCGGTCCTCGGTCATGTCCCGGACGCAGCGGTCCACGGTCATCGTGCGCCAGATGGAGAGGACGCGCTTGTCGGCCTTCGACGGCTCGGACCATCCGAGGTCGCGCGGCCGGCGCGGGTCGTCCTGCGTGTCCACCGGCACCACCTTGCCGGGGAAGAGGCGCATGAGGCGGAAGACCTGCTCGCGCTCCGGGTCGAGGTCGATGTAGAGACGCTTGGGCGACACGGCGCGGATGTGGGCCTCGAGCGCGGCCCAGGACTCGCAGAAGTCGGCGCGGTGGACGCCGAGCCAGTTGCCGGTCACGGCGTAGTGGCCGCTATAACCCTGGTCCGCGCCCATAAGAAGGTCCTTGCGGTCGCGCGGCGGCTCCACCATGAGGTTGCGGTCGATGATGATGTCGAAGGGTTCGACCTGGCCCCGGACGTAAGGCAGGCCCAGGACGAAGTTCGCGAAGTACTCCGGGTCCTTGCGGGACTCCTCGATGATGGTCGCGGCGTCGATCCATGGCGCGGCGAACTGGCTGAGCCAGTAGCCCGACACCGCGCGGCCCGGGTACTTCGGCACCCACCGGCCGGCGGTGCGGTCGAGTTCGCGGCCGCAGTGGACGCACCGGAACACCTTGCGCTCCATGTCCACCGACTCCGGCCAGGAGAGATACTGCCACCCGCCGTAGTTGCCCTGGCCGCAGGAGCACTTCAGAAACCAATGCTTCTGATCCGACGCGCGGTAGAGCCCATCGATGTTCTGCGTCGGGTCGGTCTCGACGCCGGGGCTGGTCGGGTTACTGAACCGCCACTTGTAGCGGTGCGCTGACGCGTTGGGGCCTCCAAGCCGGGAGTCGAACATGCCGATGATGCGGAGGTTGCCCCGGTCGTACTCGTCATGGCTGACGCCGTCCGCCACGTCGGAGATCGGGCTGCGTTCGGACTCCGTGGGCCGGAACCAGAGCCAGCCGTCTCCGATGCGCTTGGCGTGGACCTCGTCCTCCGCCACCAGCGGCGCCAGGGCCGGGTTGAGACGGAGCAGGGCATTACAGACGGCCTTGACCTTGTTCTGTAGCAGCTGGTCCGTCGGGTAGGTGTAGATCCAGTTCAGGCCCTGCTTGACCCGGTGCAGCGTTTTAATGTGGTAGATGAGCGTGAACCCGAGCTGCGCCGCCTTGCGCACGGCGATCTCCCGCGCCGGGTCGCGTAGTGGCGCTATCAGAAACGGGTGCCGGTCAAAGGTGATCTCCTGGCCGCGCTCGTTAACCAGGCGCTCGTTAGCCAGCCAGACGTAGGGGTCGGCGTCAGCCAGGCGGTCGGTGAGCTCCAGCGAGTCCCGCGCGTCGATAGGCTGCGTTCCGGCGCTCAAGTTCGGCCCAGGCCTCCTCCGGCGTCAGGCTGGCGTAGCGGTGGGTGACGTCCACGGAACCCGAGACGTGAACCTCCTTGCGTTCCACGCGCCGCCGGGCCTTGGCGAGGTAGTTGCCCAGCGCCAAGAGCCACGGGTAAGGTAGGGCCCTGAGCATCTCCGGCGTACCGCGCCGCGCGATATCCGCCAGGACGTTGGATTCGATGGCATCCAGCCGGCCATCGCGCAAGGCATCGAATGCGGCGGCATAGGCCGAGTCATCACGCATCCAGTTGCCGTGCGCGGTGTGCGAGATGCCCGCCTCCGCAAACATCTCCGCCAAGGTTGCATCGGGGCGCTCGGCAGCCAACTCCAACATGCGCTGTTTAGCTGCGGTTTTGGGTGGGGCGCCCATCGGCGGTCAACCTCCGAAACGCTGCAACCTACTCCTCCCGCCCGACGCACGGCAGGTCGAGGCGGCCAGTGCGCGCCCGAACCGGGACCACGGGCCGGTCGGCCTGGCCGCAGCGGTAGACGTGGGCACCGAGGAGAAAGGCGGCGAAGGGGCCTACGACGGCGAGAAGGGCAAGAAGATAGACCACGGGGACACTCCCTACGGAAAAAGGATAGACATTCTACCGCCCACCGCGTATAATGGGGGCAGGAGGTGTTGAGAATGAAAGCCATCGTCACGGACTTCAAAGCCTACCGCCAGAAGGTTCGGGAGCGGAACGGCAGATACGCCGAGTACCAGCGGTGCGAACTCTGCGACAAGAAGGTCGGCAACGATTAC